TATTAAGGCATTGCTGTTTTGCGTCCGAAAATCGGCAATTGCCTGGTTCGTAATCGCCGTTATTATTTACACGGTCTATGCTGAAGCCTTCTATATACAGCGGGAGCATATCGTTATAAAATGTTTTAAAATCATTACGCCATTCTTTACAAACTTTTATATTTCTACCGCCATAATTTTTATAATCTTTGTCATTATTATTATAGCAACGAGATATAAATTTTATTCTGACACCATATAGCTTATGGTTTTTTAATCCATGTTTTTTGAATCTTTTAGATGTTAATTCATTTTTTAAACAACCGCAACTTTTTATATCACCACGTCTTAATGACGATCCATCAACAATAGTTTTTTTACCACAACTACATTCACATAACCATCTTGCTCTATTATTTTTAGAATCTGTAATTGATATAACTCTTAATCGTCCATAAACATTGCCAATCTCATTGATTATTTTCATATATAATCACCTCTAATTGTATTATACCATTTAGGTATATCAATTATAAACCTATAAAATACACATTGAACGCATGGCGTGTGTCGTCGATAAGGTCTTGTTGATAATTTCTAAGTTGGATCATAACATTTCACCCATTCCTTTACAATAGATGCAATATCATTGTCTGATTTGTTATATTCAGTTCTTACCTGAATAACATCTTGGTCTTGAAGCTCAATCGTATAATATGGTTTTTCTGGATTATCTTTCTTACGCATTAAAATAACTTTTGTTCTGCCATCAATAATTTTATCAATATATGTTGCAACACAATGATGCAATTCTCTACCTTCTTTTTTTAATTCATCATAAGATTCAGGAGTCTTAAATATATATTTATCATATTCCCATCTCATTTTAGGAATTTTATCGAACGATTCAATCATCGCTCTTAATCTAAGTTTTTCTTTGCGTTCCTCTTCTTTTCGCTCATCACGATGAATAATATCTCGTAATGCTTGATATTTAATCCCAGACATAATCTCACGTTTGTATTTTATAAAATGTGGTTTTGATATGTGCGTTCTATCTTGATGAAGTTCAGTTGCTAATTGTATCAATCCGCTCTTTAATAATAACTCGTATTGGTAAATAATATCATCACCAACTTGGAATAATTTATAGACGCTGATAAACTTAAACTTATCTATCGGTAAATATCTAAAACGTTCTAATGACCTTAAATTACCTATTGAATTATTATCAAGCCTCCGCTGGCGTTGTTTATAAAATCGGTCATAATCCGTCCATCCACCCATATGATATGTATCATCAGAGGCATATAACGCATAACCAACACTCTTAAATTGTTTTAATGAATAATGATAACCCATACCAGTTGTCATGTCTTCAATATACCGATTAATAAGTGTTATATTTGTGTTATAAAACTGATAATAACTTATCACAAGTAAATTATCTTTGATGTCTATTTTAGCATACATATGGCGTTCATAATCATATAACTTATCGAGTCCACTCACCCATTGGCCAAAATCTTCTGGCACATAATGATTTGCAAAATATGTATATTGATCGTGATAGTTATTATAATACTTTTCATGCCTTTTATACATATGCGGTGAACGTTCATAATACTTATCAAACATATCTATCGTTTTTTCGTCAAAATTATGATAAAACATAAACTATACCAAATCAAATAGAGTAAGTTGTTCTACTTCCTGTTTCTTCACACTTTCATTTACTCGTTTTCTTACACTTTTATTCCTATCATCATTAACATATGTTGCTGGTGGATTAGGCGTGTGTGTTGGCTTAATAACATTCACCTCCACATAATCAGTCCAATAATGAACTGCCCATCCATAAACTATATCATCCTTTATTGCACCATTTTTACCTTCTAACTGTTTTCGAGCCTCATTGATAATATAATTTTCCATTCCATTGTATGTCTTTTTATCGTTTTTCAAACCTTCAGCTAATTGCGTATCTTTTACTGCTTGTTTTTCAATGTATGCTTTAATTATTTCTTGCATCATACTTCCTCCTTGTATTTTTATATATCTCCCCAGTTACGAGGTTTCTTCATTGTAGTTGGTTGCGTGTGTTGTTTCAGTCTGATACCGACATAATAATGTGTGCCACCACTCTTCATCTTCTTATATTTCTTCGATAAATTACGGCCGAATAGATTAGCACTCATTTGATATTCTTTATTCGCACTGACATAATTGTTGAAGTCGTCAAATAACTCTGAAGACTTTGTGCGATATGATTCATCGAACTCACAACTCTCATCCATCCAACGTTGCACGATGTCCATCTCTGCACGATATTCTTTCAACTCTGTCTGCACGCTTTTAGGTGGTGTTAGTCCGTTGTCTTTCTGCCACTCCAAGCAACCATCAACCATCCAGCCTAATATCTCAGGCATCTCGCTCATCAACTTGTCTAATAACTCTTTGTCGCGTTCATGTTCTTCGAACACACGATTAAATGGGATCAAGTGAATACGTCTCCAGATGCCATTATCCGTACCTCGTATGATTGGTTTATAATTGGTCGCCATGAATATCTTAAACTTCGGTGTGAACTCGAACTCGTTACCATATAAAAATCGTGCCACAATACGACCTATACCGCTCGTGAGCGTCTTTAGTGCTGACTCGTTCAAGCGATCACCCATCTTCGGCTCTTCTGTGATGACGTGACGTATTCCTGCCAGACGCGCGACGTCTCCCATATTAGCAGTTTGTGCTTTCTTATCGAGCAAGATATCAACTGATGTTGCTGCGCCGTATGAGCCCATCGCTTTATTGATAACCTCAAGCAGTAAGCTCTTACCGTTCGCGCCATCGCCAAGTAATATGAACATCACTTGCTCTTTATTACTTCCAGTCATCGAATAGCCAAAAACTTTCTTCATATAACTGATTAACTCTTGGTCGCCTTGAAATATCTCATCTAAGAACTTCAAGAAGCGTTTTGGTGTTTTATGCGATATTTCATACGGTATATATTTCGATAACATCATGAACTTATCATGAGTCTTGATCGTTCCATCACGTAAATTAATTACGCCACTTTTGGTGTTGATGATCATGTCATCGCGGTCGAAGTCCTCGTTGTTACAAGGTATTCCACTTAGATGCTGTGCTTCTTTAAGCATCGCTTCTTTACCAGCACTATTATAAACGCGTTGAACGTTTTTTAATATCGCACGTTGCTTCTCGTAGTCATCGACTAAAAACGCCGACTGCTTCATCTGCTCGACAATAACTTCTGCCATGTTCTTCACATTCATATAAGTATCGTGTTGCCAATATTGACCGTTCCATATCATCCACGATTTATTATCGTGATTATAGCGCACGTTGTGGCCATATCGATTAGCAAATAAATGGGCGTTGCCAGTATCATTTAACTCATAGTCGTCTATCTTCTTCGTTGATTCTCTCGGAAGCGACTGGATGGCAGTTTTAATCGTCTGCTCTCTGTAATCGTTGCGGACTTCCCATTTCTTACGATGTTCGTCATCTTTCGTGGCATAATAAGGGCTTGACATGAACGCTGTATTGACCGCATCATAATCTCCTTTGAGATAAAATGCTAATTTATTACATAATGCCAAGTCAGTCTCAGACTCATTGCCACCACTTCCAGATGCACGACTGTTCCATAACGTGTTTAATTTGTGGTCTTTCACAATAAAGCGCTCAACGTCAGGATGTGAACTGACAGGCACAGTTGAAACCGTATCTTTACGCATGTATTTATCTAATATATACGAGATATCAGCTGTCATGATTTTACTCGAATGTAGTGTATCGCCTGTGATTGTAACAAACTTATTCGTATTATCACTGATATATATTTCCAACCCATGCGTGCGATTATTGATATAAAACTTCGATTTATCAAGCTCAGTTTCCGTTTTAAATATAATGCGGATGCCTTTGCCTGATGGGCTATACTCGGTATAACTTCCAACATAATCCACGATATCTTGTGCCATATCCGATAACTTACCATCTATTACACAGTGATCAATATCGATGGCACTATATCCATTAAATATACCTAAACCAAGTCCGCCTGTTGGGCGTCCTTCGTCATTATATCCTTGATATTTATGCAACGCTCCAATAGCAGTCATGAACGGATGGAACGTTGTCTTGTCATTACTCTTAGCCATTTTGCCTGTCTTCGCATCATAAGGTATCTTGCCTTTATCATCAAGTTTCCAACAACACCATAGACCGTTCATCTTTAATTCCTGCGGTATTTGATCCCACAACATATCTTATCCTCCGTATGCCATGATGGCAAGCCGTCCGAAGACGGCCTCATCTAATTAAAACGGTGTGTCTTCTTCGTCTTCAACCTCTGGCATATAGACTGTGTCCGTTGCTGTCTTCAACTTCTTGACGGCTGGCACTTTAATTTTACCTTCGCGTAATGCGACAAGGCTACGCCATTCTTGCACTCTGGTTGATACTTGAGTTGATCCATCAAGCGCTTGATATTCTTCCTCACCAAACACTGCGACGACTTGTTGACCAACTAATGACTGCTCATTCCAGTTCCATTTATAACCATCGTTCGACTTCTCAACGGCTGTAATGAATGCTTTAAAATATGGCAGTGCATTCGATTTATAACTTCTGATATCGCGTCCTGCATAAGGCCACTCGCCTAAGCGTGATGCTGCGTCTGCGAAATAACCTTTAAGTTCACCCTCGTTGATATCGAATGACACCTTGATATATTCCTTGTCAGCAAAATCCTCAACCTTAATGATTTTACATACTTGTGGACCAGCTTTTAACTCGCGAAATTGACCGCCTTCTTGCACTTCATTCCAATTATCTATTTTACGCATGATTATCCTCCTTAGCTTGCGTTAGCTCCTTGGCTGCTTGTTGCTGGGTATTTATATTATAATAACTGCGAATCGTATCATCAACAACCTTGAGGTCATTTTCTATACTTTCACCCTCAAACATACCGATAGGCGTCTTTGCTACATCAAATCCATTTGACTTCGTTCTAAATATATACTTACCTTCTTCGCGCATCGCACGTAATACGATTGTGAACATGCCTTCAATCGATACCTTCTCGGTGAGTAACTTACCGATGCTTTTCGGTATAATATCACCAAATTCGTTCTTGTCTTCATGCATTGTCATATAGACAACTTTGTCACTTGGTAATTCTTTACTAATAAATCTAATCAAGTCCCAGAAGTGATTACCAATTTCACTAAACTTCTCGTAACCTTTTTCGTTACTTCTACGCATAAATTCATTCGTGAGCAGATAGCCTGCATCGTCAATCACTAACGACTTACGCTTCGCTTCAAATAACATCTTCTTCACTTTTCCATAGTCGTCTGTCTCAACGAATGGAATGTCGTTTTTGAAAGGTAGTGGTTTACCAATGATATTGATTAAACCAATCTCTTTCATATTGCGCATCGATGCACTCTTACCAGAACCACTTGCACCTAAAATTAGAACTGGAATACCCATCTTATATATCCTCCTTATCTCTCTGCCCTTGCGCTTCTCTGCCATATTTACATATATCGCGCATCGGACAATAATCCATACACTTGCGTGCCTCGCCATGTCTAACTTCGACATAGTCTCCAAGTCCTACAACCTCATCATACGTATCGCCGAGTTTCAACGCACTCTTACGTCCATGCTTCATGGCAGCGAACTTATCTGGCGTCTGCCAACGTTCTTCTGGACTACATTGTGGTAACTCGTCATCCGTCAAGTCATACGCTGCTTCGATCCGTGCAATCTTGTCTTCAATCCAGTGGTTAGCCCATATCATGTCGTCCGTTGTGACATCATATTCCCATGTCCAGACGCTATGCTGTGGGTAGTCTTTCTTATACTTCGCGTCACGCGCGGACCAGTCTTTGAGTAGTGCATGAAATCTCAACTTATCGGTATAAATACCGTGCTTTCTTAATAACCACGTATAGATGAGACCTTGACGCTTCCAGTCGGTGAAGTCTCCAAATATAACTTTCCAGACGGATGCCGTTTTATAGTCTTCTACCATACCGTCACCATATAAGTCAATCACGCCACTCACTCTTGACTTACTCACATCCCATGTGAATTTCGTCTCAGCTTGACCTGTCTTGTCGTGCGACTCTAATATCTTATGCACCGCACTTCCTAATATCATCCAGACCATGTCTGATACGTCTTGCTCGACATCATCGTTGTGTCGTCTCTGCAAGATAATCTCGCGCACGCCTTTTAATAAGGTTGTTGCACCGTAACTGTTCGGCGTGATCACATACTCTTCGTTCGCGATGTTCTCGAACGCCTTTGGTAAATCATAAATATTTGTTATCTTCATACTTTATTCCTCCATATTTTATCCTCCATACCTTATTTTTCCTCTCCGTGTTCTTCCATATACATGGTATAAACTAACTCTGGATCTATATCCATCACTTCAGACAACTTACGCAACATACGCGTTGATATTGGCTTGCCATTTTCAATTTTACTTACTTGAATGTTATTTGTTTTTAATTTTTCTGCCATATTATCTTGTGTCAATAACTTCATTTTTCGGTAGTTTTTGACAAATTCGCTCAATTTCATTGTTTATCACCTCCTGACTATATTATAAGCGATTGGCTATAAAAAAGCAATAGTAAAATAACAAAAAGTTAAAATTGCTAAAATAAGGGATGATTTAATTATCCCCTACGCGTGAGCTTTACGTAAGAAAATAAACGTAGGAAAAGTTATGAAAAACGGCTAAAAATAGGCCTATCGTCCCTTTTGGCTTTGT